TATTTTATAAATTATTTTATTTTATAAATTATTTTATTTTATAAATTATTTTATTTTATAAAATAATTTATCTAAGTATTTGATTTATTTTATTTGTATAATAATCTGTCATCTTTGATGAGCTAATAAAACTACTTTTAATTTGTCTTTTTAGTGGATGTATTTGTCGTTGAATGTATCCTTTCATACCTCCAGAAGAAATATTATTTATCATTCCTTCTTTTTTTTTACAATGACATGAACTCTGTTGAGTATTCACATAATAAATTATTAATATGATAAAAATAAATAAAAAAATATATAAATAACAAAATTTTATTTTCATTTTTATATATTATTATCATAAAAAATTATCTATTATTAAATGGTTCAACATTGTCAGTTGATTTAAACATATTTTTGCTTAATGGTAAACTATTAGAATCTTTAGAAGCAATAGAATCTCTAATGTCTTGAATGTCTACTCCATTAGAATTATTAGATGTTGAAATTATAATTTTATTTTCATCTTTAGGTTTTACTTTTTTTGTTTCATTATTTTTTGTTTCATTATTTTTTATTTCACCAATAGTATTTTCTGTATTAATTTTTTCTTCAGATATCATGCCTTCAATAACATATCTATATTTATCTAAAATTGCGAAATAAATAAAAATTGTAAGTAATCCTAAAATAATATTAGAAGATGAAAAAAATATGATTACAATTAATATAGTAAGTTTTCCAATAAATGATTTATTTAAATTGTATATTAATTCGGGGTTAAAAAATGAAATAATAAGTATTAAAATAAAAGCAATAGTTGATTTATCCATTTTCATAAATACCATTCTTATAATTTAATGAAATATAATTTTATTTACAAGTTCTTAAATAATTATCTTATTTTTTATTAAGAAGAATGAATTTAGCATTTACAGCAGCACCACTAGAACCATCTAATACAAATGATAGTAACAGCCTCGGACAAAAAAAGAAAATAATGCAGCAGCAACAACAAGTAACAAGACAAAATAATAAAACTAGAAAACAAATTAATACATCAGAAACATTCATAGATAATGATAAAGTAAATTCAGTATTAGCATCAATACATAAAGGATTTGAGGATGAAGATGAAGATACATTCGCTAATATTCAATCATCATCAGCAAGTTCAGAAAGACCATCAGTTAAAAATAAAGTTTCTAAAATAGAAAAAATGACGAATCAAAGTGATGGAGATGGATTAGTACCAACACCTTTGGAAAAAAGTGAAATAGACTTACAAAAATTAGAAAGTAATTATATGAACGATGAAGAGGTTGAAAAATATTATAAAAATTTGATGCCGAATTATAATTATAAAGAATTGAATAATATAAAAAAATATACAAATCAAAATCAAAATCAAAATCAAAATAAAAATCAAACACAAAATTATATGAATGATCCTGTTATTGATAAATTAAATTACATTATTAATTTATTGGAAGAAAATCAAGATCAACGAACTAATAATGTCACTGAAGAAGTTATATTATATTCTTTTTTAGGAGTTTTTATTATTTTTGTTGTTGATGGATTCACGCGTGTAGGAAAATATGTTAGATAATATAATACTCATTTCTTTAAGTTGGATAAATTTCATCAATTTATTATTAAACATTTATTAGATTTAAAAGGAGAGTGTGCAAAATTGTAAAAAAAATATGCTGTCGGAGATTTAAATAAATTACTTGTATAATTATTTAATATTTGATTATCACTTATATTTTCAATTGATAAAAAATGTATGTTTTTATTTTCATTTGATAATGAAAATATAGAAAGTTTAAATCCATCTATAAAATCATAATCATTTAAATGAGAACCATTAATTGAACCAACACATGCTAATACTTCTTTATTTTTATCTAAATAAGTACATGTTTTTTTAAAAATATATGCTGCTATAATTTCAGTATCGATAATTAACATTTTAATAAATATATTTTTGGTTTCAATTAAATTATATAAATTACTTATAGTTGGAAAAATATAAATATTCCATTTGTGTGAATATTCTTTCATAAAATGATAAAAATAATAAATATTTTGTTTATCACAAGTTAATAATTTTATATTTATATCTAGTGGCAAAAAATTTATAAAATCAGATATATTATAACAATAAGTATCGTAACATGTCAATGGTATTATTCCTGTCAATTCTTCTTCACGTTTAAATAAACTAACAGATATTTTTTTATTTGAATGACTTTGATTATATTCATGTGTTTGAATTAGTTGTGGAGCAATATTTTTATTTCTATGATATTTGTCTACACATAAATAATCAACATAATATAAATCAAAATTGATATTTTCAATGATACATTTTAATGGTCTGCTTGACATAATTCCAATAATTTTATCATTTTCAATTATATTATTTTTTTTTCCATCATGAATCATTTCAGTAATTTTATAAATAGACCAATAAGATGGATAATTATGGCCAATAAAATAATTTTTTATATTTTCTAACTTGGGATAAAAAATATTATTTTTATTTTTTAAATAATTTAATTGTATGAAAGCAGTAATATTTTTCCATTGATTATCTGTTAGAGATGAATATGTTTTAATATTATGAAAATTTGTAAATTTATTTTTTTCAGGTAATTCTTGGGATATTATTCCAACATTTCTAATCCAATAATGAAAATCATAAAAATGAAATACAGGTTGTATAGACCAAAATTTATATTTTAATCTAATGTAAATAAAAAAAAATATTATCGAAAAAATAAAAAAATATAAAATGTATATTCCATAAAATCTAATTGAAAACATTTTATTTTATATTTTTTTATATTTTTTTATAATTAACGTCTTACATTATAATATATAAATGCCTTTTATAAAAAATTATAAAGAAGCATTTGATGTATTAAAATCAATAGAAACAGGAAAATGTGCTGGAAGATGTCGTAGAATTTGGATGACAAATTTAAAAAATGCTCTTAAAACAAAAACAAATCCGTTAAATTTAACAATGAGTGAAAGAAAAAATATGACTAAAAAGATGAATAGTTTAAAGGGTAAGAGAATTAATGTTAATAAAACCCAAAAAACCTATAAAACCTATAAAACCTATAAAACCCATAAAACCCATAAAACCCAAACAACAAAAAATAAATATAAAATAAGAAATTCACCACCTTATCCTGCTAATGAAAATTGTAATAAAATAATGGTAGGAAATGATGGAGAAAAATATAAATCAGTACCAAATAAAAATGGTATATGTACTTGGAGAAAAATATAAAATAATTTTTTAATTTTATATATTCTTTTTTATTTTTTAACTCGGTTTAGTAAAAATATACAAATATTGATATTCATATTGACAATTAATTAAATCAACAATTCCCTCAGATATAAATCCAACATTTTGTATTTCATTTATTATTTCTTCCTTTTCAGGCATATATAAAATATGCTCATTTTTACGTGACTTACTTCCATTATCCATTCTAAAATTTTCATTAAATTTTGCTATATCTTGTTTTTCATCTAAATCAAATTTTGCATTATATGAAAATCCATCAAATTTAACTTTTGTTGTTGTTATTCTTTCCTTCGCGTATCTTTGAGGTGAAATCATTAATAGTGGATTTCCTGGAGGTAATATAGGGTCAAACATTTTTCTATCTACTAAATGAACTATAAAATATCCTCCTGGCATTAACCACTTATATATATTTTCAAACAATTGTCTTTTATTTGGAAAATAATAAAGTGTAAAATACAAACATGTTATATGTGTAAAAGTATTTGAATTAAATTTATCTCCATTTAAAGCATCAGCAACTTTAAAATCATAATCAGGATATTTTTCTTTTGCTTTCTTAATCATTGATGGAGATATATCAATTCCTAATACTTCATATCCTTTGCTTCCAAAATTAACTACTTGATTTCCAGTTCCACAACCAATATCCAATATTTTGCTAGAACTTGTTGGACTAGTTTTATTTATAATTTCTCCAACTTCATAATCATCTTTAAAATTATTATAAACTAAATAATCATATATTTCAGCATAAAAATCATCATAAACATCATTTCCACTTTTAAATAAAAATTGGTCTTTTTGTTCAAATCCTTCAACTTTTTGTGATTTTATATTTTTAAAAAGTAACACAATAATAAATAAAAAAGCTAAAAATAATAAAATTTTTGTCCAATTAGTTGATTTTTTGTATGTTTTCATAATTTGTTTAAACATTTATAATATATACTTGTAAGAAAAGTATAACAAAATATACTACAATTAAAAATTAAAAATATAATAAATTATTTAAAAATAAATTAAATAATAATGTAATGTCATTTATTACTTTTATTTATAAAGTTGGAAATAATAATAAAACATATTATGGAAAATATTTTGCTGATTATATTTCAGATGATCATGAAGGATTGGATGATCAAGTAAAATATGATTTGATTGAATCATCGAATAAGTACAGAAAAAATAAAAATATTGGCAAATTGAAAACAAAAATTATTATAGGAGTATTATCGTTTTCATCTAATGATATTATTCCAATATATTCAACTAATAGTGAAATAAAATGTTTTGATTTTTATCGTAATTATGATGGTAAAATATTTATTAATGGAAAATCAATATAAAAATTATTTATTTTTATAGATATTGATATGGAAGAACTTAACATTTGTATTCTAAAAAAACAAATTTATTGTGAATTTGATAATTCATTCATTACATATAATCCAATGAATGACGAATTATTTATTCAATATGTGACTAATTTGACAAATTTCTACAAAGAATCATCTAATAATACTTATTCTACATCAATTAATTTATTACAAGAAATGCAAGATGATTATTACAATAATTTTTATATTATGAGATTAAAACCTATAATTGGAAAAATAAATGATTTAGATATTTTATTAGATTTATTATCATTTTTTGTTGGTAGAACTAACTCTAGAAAATTTATTTATGTTTAATTAAAAATTAATTCATTTTATATTTTGTTTTTTGTTTTTATAAATATAAAATGAATTCTAATGAAATCAACGATATTCGTATCCAATCCGAATTTAAAGGAATTACATTTTCTGAATATAAAAAAGCAGATGTAAAAAAAGAACTTATACAAAATTTAAAAAAATCAAAAATAGAAAATTCTTGTTATTGGAGTGCTGAATTTGTATGTGCTGGACATTATGTTGATTTATGGGATATTATTATTGAATTTTTTAGTAAATATATTCACATTGGAAATCCAAAAATTATTACATATTTAGAACTTCGAATCAAGTTGTTTAAAAATATATTACAAAATGGATATACTGAAATGGAACTTCAAATGCGAAATAATATAAAAATTAGAAAACTTTTTGCTGAAGTTATTTGTGTATTATGTGAAGCAAAAAAACGACATGAATATAGCGAAATTAAAATTAAATCTGAAGATTTTGATTTAACTTATATGACTGAAAGATTTCAAGCACCTGATGTGTCTTATGCTGATAATATATTTTTAAAAGAAGATCCAAAAGAATTATTCATTCCAGCAAATGAATTTGCTTATAATATTTCTGAAGAATGTCGTAATAGTGTAAATGCTTGCTATTGGATGGAATGGTTTATTCAATTTGAGCAAATATGTAAATCGCGAAGAGAAAAATGTAAATGCGAACGTAGAATGTTTGCTAATGTTGAAAGTAAATTTCAAATGGAAATTATATGGATTTTATGGGATATATTTTTATATGAGGCATCTAAAAGAAATGAACTCATTCAAAAATTAGTCCAAAGTGCCTTAAATATATTTTGTCTTAAATTTTCTACAAATTGTCATAAAAAACGAAGATATATCATGTATTTTGTTATTGAAATATTTACTGAACAATTTCCATTGGATGATAAAATAATTAAAGATAAAGAAAAAATTCAAGTTGTTATGGATAATATTAATATTATTTACAAGCAAATTAAAAAAAATGAACATTCTCCAAACACTGAATATTTATATAACAATTTAAATTCATCTAATTTACAACAATCTATTGCTAAGTTAGAACAAATGAACGCAATCACAGAAGAATTTATTCCACGTTTAGAGAAAATAATATAATTTTATAAAATAATATATATATGGCATTTCAATCATTTTCAACTTTAGGAAGTATCAATTTAGGTCCGCTAAATAATGTAAATAATAAAAATAAAATTGCCATCACAAAAAGTTCACTTTTAAATTGGAGAATTGTGAAACCTACTGCTACTATTAAAAATTGGCATTCTATTAGCATGTCTTCAGACGGAACTAAAATAATTCTTTGTACATTTAACGATTTGTTGTATCGTTCCACAGATTCGGGAAATACATGGTTCACATTATCTACATCAGGAAGTCGAAACTGGAGAACTGTACTTTCATCATTTGATGGAGAAACATTGCTTGGTGGAGTTTATCCGGGTTTTATATATAGATCGACAGATGGAGGTATAACGTGGGGTCAAGTAGGTCCAACCATGTCTCAAAGTTGGGGCCACATAAATAATTCGCCGAATGGCATTAGAATGATTGCTTGTAGTCGTGGAGGGGGAATACATACTTCAACTAATTCAGGTGCCAATTGGATACCATCTGGTGCTGGGACTAGAAGTTGGACTTCTGTAGCTATAAGTGATGATGGAACAAAAATATTCGGAGGTACTGATGGACAAGGAATTTTTTTCTCACTCAATTCCGGAAGTAGTTGGAGTCAAGTTTTTAATAGTGCAACTATGGGTGCATTTTATACAATGTCCATATTTAATGGCGGAAATGGTTTAATTACTGGTAGTAGTTCCGTATATATGACAACTAACACATCAAACTTATCAACTGTAGGTTTATCACAAGTAACAATTTTACCAACAAATGGTGATTGGAGAGCTAGTGTATCATCAACTGATGGAACATATTTAGCTGTTGGTGATTTTGGTACTAATTCAAATGGAATATACATTTCAAATAATTCAGGAAGTTCATGGTCTCAACAAATTTCAACTAAAAATTATAAACATTTACAGATGTCTGCTTCTTCAAATTGTAACGTCATATGTTCATGTATTTATGGTGGAGATGTATTTATAGGAAATTAAAAATTATAGATAAATAAATTATTAATTTATATTAAATATGGATAAATAAATTATTAATTTATATTAAATATGGATAAATAAATTATTAATTTATATTAAATATGGATAAATAAATTATTAATTTATATTAAATATGGATAAATAAATTATTAATTTATATTAAATATGGCATTTCAATCATTTTCATCTTTAGGAAGTTTTAATGTAGGTCTAATAAATAATAAAAATAAAATCTTAGGCCCCATTATTATATTCAGTGATGCCTCATTAAATGGGTTCACGTCATCAAATGGACAACCTATTTCATCAACAAAACCTTATGGAACCTTGATGGTTACATGTTCAAGTGCAAATGCAAGTATTTCAGAAACAACAAATGTTAGTCTTCATCCAATTATAAGAGTATTTAATTTTGATATTTATTCATATTGGCAGGCTATTGGCAATACTGGAAAATATTTAAATTCAAGCGGAACATTAACAACGTTTACTAGGATTGGTGATGGAGGTTCATATAGTAATAGTAATATTACAACGACGGGCGCTGGATCAGGTATATATGTAGGCGCGAGATACTCTGGAACAACCCATTCTATGATAACGACAACATATAATACATCTTTATCATGTTCGGGTGAATATATTGATGTATATTTGAGTACTGGAAAATTTATTCTTTTAAAATCTTTTTTCATGTCTGGTAATTCATCATTCAATTGGGTTGATTTTCCGTATAAAATGATAATACTTGGTTCAAATGATAATGGCGCAAGTTGGAATTTAATAAAAAATGCTGATGATTTGAATGTTAATACAATTGTAAGAGCTGGTGGTACTACTAGAAATTCAGATTATCTAAGGGGTGTAACTATACATCCTGGATATAACGATATGTATCATAGCATCGATGATATCAAATTAAATTATAATGTAAACGCAAGTGTTTCTTATAATAGAATCAGATTTGTAATTACAGATTTAATCAGAGGACGTGTTTTATCATTAAATTATTTTAATATGATTTTCGATGTAATTCAATAATAAACTTATGGGATATTATTAGTTAGTTAAAATAAATAAAAAACAAATTTTTAATGTAACTGTTATATTTTTAATTTATAAAATAATAAAGAATTTAAAATGTAAATAATTATAGATATATGTTTATAACATATTTTTACTTTTCTTAAAAGTATATATATATGGCTTGTGATGGAAAAACTTATATACCAAATCCAACTCGTTTATGGAGTCGTGTTCAATTACCTTGTTCTAGTTACAATCTAAGTCCTGAAGAATATCATAAATATTTAATGATAAAAAAAGGAAATATATTACAATATAAAAAGAATTCATCTTCACTCACAAAAAAACAAATTTATTCTTTAATAGCTCAAAAAAAATGGACAAATCGTAATACTACATGGGCTACACAAAACGACCGTGGTTATACAAATCCTAACACTAAAATGCTTAAAAGAAATAATAGTATAAATATAACGTTGTCTGGTTTAGAAACTACATTACCAATAACATGTCCATCTGAACCAACTATAACGAATGATGTTTTACCTGAAAATCAATCTGGAGGTGGAGAAGATGAAGGAACAAATCCAGAATTGCCACCAGAAGAACCTGAAACAGGAGGTGAAGGAAATGTTTTGCCTTCTACACCTAATGAAGATGTTCCTCCTGAACAAATTGTAATTTCTGATTTAGGAACATTAATTTGTAATGTTGTGGAAAATCCTTGTACTTCTTACACAGAAACAAAACAAGCAAATCAATTTTATCATCCTACAAGTGATTCAAATGTTCCTGGACCAATTGAATTGTTATATTGGAATGAAAATAGACAAACATGGTATCCAAGACAACAACTAGTAATGAATACAAGCAATAATAAATGGCCAGAAACAAATGGACAACCAGTAGATCCAACATACATTGCAGCTACATCTTACGACAATTAAATAAAACAATTATTGTTATGAATAATTAATAACATTACACCAGAACCTATAAAAAATTTAAAAAAATATTTTTTCAATATCTTCATCGTATAATATTTTATCTAAATTTACGAACATTATTTATAATTTTTAAAAAAATATAAATAAAATAACTCATCATTTTATTTTTATTTAAGCTCTTAAGTTTGGATTGATACATACATCTTTCGTTGGATAAATTTCACCACTCATACACATGTCATTTACACCAATTTCAGCACACGTTCTTGAAAACTTATCAGCTCCAATAAAACACCAACCCTTTTTTCCATTCACTTGTGCTCCATCAGGAATAACTTCACCACCACTTTGGGCGGCATCATCTAGAGCTTTTTGTAAAGCATCTCTTTTGTATTCTTCAACTTCTGATTCATCTAAGATGACAGAAGAATTTAATTTTGATGATGAAGGATAATTAATTGGTTGTTCTTTTTTTTCATTTTTATTTTTTTCAATATCTGATTGAACATCTTTTATTACATCTTCAGTTGTTTGTTCAGATGAAGTATTTTCTTTTTCAATTTCTTTTTGTTTTTCTTGTTCCTTATTTGTATATTTTTTTGTTTCAAAATAATTTTTTATATTTACGATTAATTCATTTACTTCTTTTTCTAAATAAGTATATCCTACTATTCCTAATAATAAAACAACAAGAATAATTATAACTTTAAATGCTAACGATGAAGTAACTTCTTCAGCAGTTGGAATAGCAATTTGAGGTGCTGTGAATGAATGAGATGGTGTTGGTTTTTTAGAAAATGATAAACTTTCTAAAATATTTTCAATAGGTTTCAATGTTGATTCTGTTTTTACAGGCTGAGACATTTAATATATAATTATAAATTAAATAATAAATTTTCAAATCAAATTTATTAATTTCTTATAAATACATCACCTTAAAATGAAGCATTAGTTAACATGTTTGATATATTAATTGTTATCATTTGACATTTGTTATTTAAAATAATTTACGCGAACATTCTAGCATCATAATCAAATATTATAAGACTTAACATACCTCCCATGATTAAATCTGTAAATATTGCACATGTTTGTTTATATCCGTATTTATTAGATGTATCAGGAGTATTATCTACATTTACAAGTATATTTTTTTGTTGTCTAATATGATCTGCGTATATGAATGATACAGCGTTTCCAGACCATGCCACTTCTTTAATTAGATACCAAGGATCACTATCATTATTTCTTCCGATTAAAACAACTTTTCCAGGTATATCCATTCCATTTCCATACCCTCCAAAGATCTTCATATTTTTTATATACATACGATTTGGTGTAGTATGAATTATCCAATTTCCTTTAGCAGTTTTAAGATTATTTGAATAATCAATGTAATTAAAAATATATAATGGTGGACATTTTCCTGAAGAATCATCATATGGTTGAGTGGTAGTCATCGCATTATATTGAGTAACCGTTGTAATACTAGTATTAAGTGAATATGGATTTGTTGAACGTTGATTTGTGTATGAATTTTGTGTTAAATGGCTCATTGAAGAATCATATAAAGTATCTGCCGTAGAATTAGTTTCAAACACACAACTGGTGGTCGTCCAATTATTGATAGTCTCTGTTATATTGCCTTTATAACCAGATGAACGTATTGTATATGTTCCATTTCCTAAAGTATGTGATAATCCGCTAGTTGTTGATGTGTATGATGATTTAGTTACACTTCGTGTAGTTGCATCATAAACAAAATTAAGAAAAAACCCCTGAATATTAGAAATATTATTAGTATAAGTAACATTTCCAAAATATGGTGCCGATGAAAAATTATTTATTAAACCACCTCCTCGTGTATTATTTGGCACTGATGTTTTAATTTTGTTGGACACTAATCCTAAATTATTAGAACTAATTGTAGAAAATGTAGAAAATGACATAATTATATATAATTCAATTATTTTTTAATTGAGTTATTCCAAGATTGATGGTTAAGTGAATTTATAAAAAATTTCTAAAATTTAACGACTTAAAATTCTCAGTATGAATATTCCTGGATGTGGAACGTCAGGAGATTCAAATATTCTATAATTCACACCCTTACCATACATGACTGAGGTTCCAGTTATGTCAGATGATTTACCACTTCCACCTAGACCTAAATCAGTATCACTTATACCATTGCTACCAGCTCCACCTCCACCATTGACATAGCTTGTGCTTGAAATAGGTGAAATTCCACCTTTATTTCCTGTAACTGACACAGATTTACCATTTACAGTATATATCATGGTAATAGGATTAGATTGTGCTGCAGTTGAACCTGAGAAATTTCCACAATTACTTGCGCCAGCTCCAGGCGCACGAACACCATTGCCTGTGAGACCTTGATTAAATCCTGCACCTCCATAAACTATAAAATTATTTGTGATAGTGTTAGTTCCATTATTCATCGATGGTGTATTTGTTGTAGGTCCTATAGGACCTACAAAACTAAAAGTTGTAGAAATTCCTGGAGATCCATAAACTCTCATAGTTGGTGCGAGAGAAACTTGTGTAACATTAATAGTTTGTGCAATTGTTGAATCTATCAAATTAAATGATATATCTAATACAGCACCTGCACCACCTCCGTTATAATAAATATCACCCCCTCCAGCAGTGCCAACTGCTAATAATCTTACTTTCGTAGTTGACTTAGGATAATTAAAAGTAAAAATTACATTATTTGTAGAACTAGCTGAACTAACAATGTAGTAACTATCGACATTTCCTAAAGTTCCACTTATTGTGTATGTAGGTGTTCCTGTTGTAGTTATACTGAGAAAAACGAGAGGTGTAGCACTTGTACTGCTTGAGAAATCACTAGAACCTAAACTATTATATGCTTGTATTGCGAATGTGTATGATGTATTATTCATTAACCCAGTCAATGTGTAAGGACTAGTAATATTAGAAATTATAGTTCCTGGTGAATATTGAAGATTGTAACCTGTAGCTTCACTAACTGACATCCACGATATTGTTACTTTTCCATCATCCGCTATAACATTCGGAGTATTTGGTTTATTAGGAACTGACACAGGTGTTTTAATTTTTTTGGACACTAATCCTAAATTATTAGAACTAATTGTAGAAAATGTAGAAAATGACATAATTATATATAATTATATAATTAAATAATTATATATATCATTTATTTTAATGTTAGTAGATAAGTAAACTTATTTAATATTCCTAATATTTCATCACGAATATTTAATAAATCAGAATTTTCAGGAGTACCAATATTTTTACTATTTGTCATATTAATTAAATATTTTTTAGTATTTTCAATATATTTTTTTAAAGCAGATAAATTATTTAAATCATCTAATTTTATTGATTTTTTACCAGATAAATGAATTCGTTTTCCATCTTTACCCATTAAAACTTCAACAAATTCATCAATTTTATCATTTAATTCACTATATAAATCATCGGTTGCTTTATGTTCGGAATGTTTCATTGTTTTCCAATGATATAATTTTACTGTATTCAACATTTCTAAACATAAAATAATTATATTTTCTCTAGAATAATTATTTTTTTTTGTTTTATTCATTTTATTTGTTTGCTTTCTAGTTTTACTACGCATTTCATATATTATATAATGATTAAAAAATATTTTTAGAATTATTTCTACAAATTATATGAATTAAATTAAATTATTCAATAAAAATAATCCTTTCAATATATCAAATATTTTTTTCAAAATAAAATTTGGACATCTTTTCATAAAATTATAACAATCATACTCTTCATTTAATCCAATTTTAGAACATAAATGTTCTAAAATAATTTCTATTTTTTTTATTAATTCACCTTCATCTTCTATAAAAAATTCTCTATTTTGATTTTTATAAATCCATATAAATTTTAATTCATCATCTCTAAAATTATTTACATGATAATTTACTCTTAATTTATTTTTTACTTCTAAAATATTATAAGATAAACTGTTTTTAAATAAAATATACAATGTTTCAGCTAAAATTGAAGCATTAATATTTGCTTTTTCAATTATATTTTTTGTTGTAAATATTTCTTCATTTAAATTATTATGTTCATAATTATTAAGTAATGAATTTAAATTTCGTTCAAATAATTTAACTTGTTTAAAAATTAAATTAACATTTTTTTCAGAGCATAATTCACATTTAAAATTTTTACATAAACAAATTGTTCTCAATGTTAATATATTTTTAATTTCATCTAAATTAACATTATTCAATATAAAATTAATTTCATCTAAATTAAAATTATCTTCACAATTATTATTTAAAATTTTATTTTCTTGAATATTTTCATTATATTTTTTATTTTCTTGAATATTTTCAATATCTCTAATTATCATAATAACTTTCCAATTAAAATATTCTTTTTTATCATTTTCGTCATCTAAATTTAATGATCTATTTTTTTGTTGCTGACATATTTTTAATAAATATAAATCATCATTATCATAATTTTCATTTATAAAATATTTTCTTTTTAATTTTTGCCATTTATCATCTCTTGGAATTAAATTAGAAATATATGGCATAATCAACGTTTTACAATTATTTTTATTATTTCTATGTTTTATTGTTTTTAAATGTCGTGTATGTTCTTTTAATGAAGATAATTTTGTATTACACAATCCACAAATGTAAGTATTTAATCTTGTTGTAGTTAAGTTTTCTAAATCTGAATCTGAATCTGAATCTAAATCTGAATCTAAATCTGAATGTATATTTACATTTTGTTCTATATCTATTACAATGTTTTGTATTTCTGAATATTGTGATCTTAGATTTTCTACTAAAAGATTTTGTATTTCTTGTTCATTCTCATTTTCAGTATTAGAATATTCAACATTATCAATAACAAATTCCATATATTTAATTTTATATATTTTATTTTATATATTTTTTATTATTTATTATTTATTATTTATTATTTATTTTTTATTTTTTATTTTTTATTTTTTATTTTTTATTTTTTATTATTTATTTTTTATTTTTTATTATTTATTTTTTATTTTTTATTATTTATTTTTTATTTTTTATTATTTATTTTTTATTATTTATTTTTTATTTTTTATTATTTATTTTTTATTATTTATTTAGTTTCATGTTGGATTTGCTGTAATTCCATAAAAGAACCAACGTAATGATAAATAATCTGGATTTTTTAATTCCATTGCACTTCCATCACCACCAATCATTGTTGTATTTGGACCCTTTGTTACAATATTATTTATTTCATATATTCCTAAAGCTTTATTAAAATAAGATAAATTTGAAACATAACCTGAAAATCCTCCATCAGCACCAACATAGACATTTCCGTAATTTTGTTTTGGAACTCCATGTAATCTATGACTCTTCACGATAGTTCCATTAATGTAAACATCAATTACATCATTCTGACATCTCATCATGACATTAACCCATTTCTTGACAGGAATATCAGTTATTAATATTTTTTCATTGATAACATTAAATGTATTCATCATAACTACTAAATCATTTTTATGAGGAGTGAGATAAAGACCAGGAGAATTATTAGGAAAATTTAATCCATTTGACGTAGCATCATCAGGATTTTCAGCATAATCATTTCCTTTATAAAATATACACCTATATTGATTTTCATTGTAAGTTAAATCATCTAAATATATCCAACAAGACCAAGTAAATTCGATACCATCTGTTGCATTAATAGAACGATAAACAGTTTTTGAATCTCCTATTTCAGGATCTTGTTGAATCACTAAAAATTCATTTCCACTTACCATTCCATCTATCAGTATTGGTGAACCATCATATCCAAAAAATTTAGTAATTATCATGAGTCCAACTTTAACTAATATGATAAAAATTAATAAACAAATGATAATAATTCCTAATTTTGATAGGAAAGAACCAGAATTATCAATATCTCCTTCAGGCATTATATATAATTATTTGAAATAAAAATTATATATATTATAAATAAGAAATTATTTTTTAGTTTTAAATAGTTATAGTTGTCTCTTCTGTATCTCCTTCCATGATAGATACTTTAATACTATAATCTCCAAATAAATTTCCTAATACATTTCCACCATAACCTTCTTTATATATATCCCATGCTTTTTGAGGATTTGTCGATTCTCCCCAATATTTAAAAGATGATGTCCATCCAGAAAATCCTCCATTTGGTGTGATGTACACTGATGCTGATGGTTCTATTCTTGGAACTCCTGATAATACACATGTTTTAACTAATTTTCCGTCTAAATATAAATCCATCGTTCGACCATATGATGTCATTAAAAAATTACACCATTTTTGTAATGGAATATTTGGAATTCCACATGTAAATATTGATGGGTCATTACTTCCAGTTATTGTATTTGTATCTGTAGGATAAACAGTTAAATTGACAACTAAATTATTCACAGATGGAGTAAAAAATACTTTAGGACATAAAACACCATTTCCAATTCTAGCAAATAAAATTTTTTTATCACCATATCTATAATTCCAATCATCTATGTAAAACCAAATTGAATAAGTAAAATTACTACTAGATTCACCATCAGGAAGATCTTCAGAAGCAATAGTTTGCGAAGTTTCGGCTGATGTTAATTCTGATAATTTATTAGAATCTTTCATAATATAGTGAATTAACAATAAGAATAATACAATTATTAAAATTATTGAAATTATTTTTTTGGGTTCCATAATATATTATAGAAACAGAAAATATTTAATTATTTTTATTATCTTTATTTGTTTTTGTGAGTAATTCATTAAAATAAATTTCAAGTGATTCTCCAAAATTCATTATATTTGTATCCGATTTATTTATGACTGGAGGATTTTTATTTTTAAATATATGATACATTCGATAAATATCAGATTTACTCATTGGAGATTTATAATATATTAAATTACATATATCTCCATTTACACCATCATCCTTACCAATAGTTAACGCAGTATCATTTATATATGGAACTACATTTATTTTTGATTTAATTAATTTCCCATTCATAAAAATATCTAAAGTTCCACCATTATAATTAATTATTATATTATTCCATTTTTGAAGTAATATTCCACGTTCTTCATGTATTATTATTTCTTTTGGTTCTTCAAAACCTTCAGTTAACATTTTTTTAATCACTTTATTTTTTTTTTGATATATATTCCATTTATTTAATTCTTCCATCGTCAATGGCTTTTTATTTTTGTTTTTATCATCATTTGTATCATCCATCATATTTTTAACATTTACACCATTATACATAAAATACAAAGTATTTTCAACTGGGTTATATTTAACCATCAATCCATCACCTAAGCAACAAATATCATATAATTGAGAATTTAATGGAGCAAATGAATCTAAATAAATCCAAAATGATAATCCGTACCTGTAATCAAATTTACTAAGATTATCTTTATTTTCTTCAGATTGTGTATTATCAAAATTAAATAAATTTTCATAAGAACTAACAAATGTATATTTTGATAGTGGTATTGGTTTATTTATAAATTGATTACCATTATTTAAAATATATTTTTCATATAACTCCGGAATTATAGTTGTTGTTATAGCATTATAAAAAAATATAAAAAATATCATTAATACAATAAATAAAAATTCTGGAATTGTACCAAATTTTTTACCAATAAACGCATTATCAATTCCTAATAAAAATAAACATGGAAGAGCAAATAGAGTTTTTTGTAATAATTGAAATACTTTTGTTTCTCCTAAACCAGTTGTAGCAAGCAATAATTTAATTATTCCAGCAATCGATAATATAATGCCTATTACATAAATTAAAATCATATACCATGAATTATAGTCTACATTACCAGTTATCAATGTTATTAAAAATATAAATAGAGAAGACATTCCAATTGATAAAATGCCATTAAATGGATTTTTTATTAAATACTCAAATAAAGCAGTAAAAATACAAGGAATTACTTTAAAAACAGATTGAATAAAATGAATAATTGGACTGTCTGTCCTAAAGGACCCAGATAATAAATTTTTAATAATGAGTTGATAAATTAAATATATCGCTACTATTCCAGTTAAAATATTAAATATAATTACACGATAATCTGAAAAATCAGTATAACTCAATTTTTCATTTCTGTAAATATATACATAATATAGTATGTAACCTATAAAAAAACAAATAGGAAATAAATAATAGTATAAAAAAGATTCAAATGGGGAATAAGATTCCATAGTTACAGATTTTGGGTCAAAAAAGAATTTTTTTATTCCATAAATAAAATAAATGAATGCTAAAAAAATTAAAATATTAAATAAAATCATACCAAAATTACGATAATTTCCTTCAAATATTTCTTTCATAAAAAAAATAGATAATGCAATACAAATTAAAATAATTATAGCAACTAATAATGCTGCCTTATAACTGGGTGAAATATCTGAAGAATATAATTTAGGAAGTATATCATACAAAATTGACGAAAATAATAAAAATATAAAAATAGAATAAATTATTTTTTTTATTTCTCCATATTGTTTTATGTTTTCTATTTCTCCAAATTTTATTATTTTTTCATTAATTAAAACGGCAATAATAATATAAAATAAATATCCTATAGCTATTAACCATAAAATACGATATATTTTATGATAAATGCCAGATTTTATTATTTCTTTTGTAGAACCTATCAAATTTATAAAAAATATTTTAAGAATATTAAATAAATAAAAAAATGAATATTTTATATATTCCCAAAATTTCAATAAAAATAAAATTATTCTCTGTATGATAAACATATTTGGAATAAATTTTTTAACGATAGTTACAATAAAAATTATTATTGATATTAATGATAAAATTTGTAATGCCATTATTCCACTTTTATTATTTACGTCTGATGCTTTAAGAATTATATAAAATACAATAAATAAAGTAGCAGAAACTAGGGCAATAATGCTAGATGTTGTATCTTTAAAAAAATCTTTAAAATTATCAGAAGTACTACTCATCATATATTTAAATAATAAATAAAATTTACAGATTATTATTTATTATTTACATTACATATTTTCCATTGCTGTTTTCTGTCCATGACATTCTCTACAAAGAGCTACTAAATTTGATACATCATTTCCTCCTCCATGTTCTAAACGTATTTTATGATCTATCTCAAATGTATGAGTTAATTTATCTCCACATCCAGAACATTTCCAATCTTGCATGTATGCTACATACTTTTTCTTAGTCTCGCTGACAGAACGTTTTGTTGCTTTTCTAGAAGAATTTATTCCATTTGGATTTGGAGGAATTATTGGATTATATCCACTATTAATATTTGAATTTATTTCTTCCATGAATCCTGTCTTTGTTCCAGTAAAATCAAATATTGGCGAAATTATACTCATACTTGATTTATCAAGAGGCATATATTTAACCATATTATTAGCATAAAGTAACATTTGTCTACTCCTTGTTGGATCTCTTCTTACTAACATGTAAATACTAAAAGCAACTATAGCAATAATAATCATTTGATAATATTTTTTATAAGATAATAAAACTTTGGTATATTTATTTCCATGATATGTATTATATATTAAAAATCCAGCAATACCAAATATAATTAATTCAAGTTTCATTATATTATAAAATAATATAAAAACATTACAAATATCATAGTAATATGAAAAATATTAATACTTATACTAATAACTTGATTAAAGAATATACTGGTGATATAATAGTATTAAAATAATAGTACTATTTTCACTATCATATTCATATTATATTTTTTTACAAAATATATGAAAATTAATATAAAATATAAAAAATAAAAATAAAAAATAAATTATAAAAAATAAACTATAAAAATAAATTATGAAAAATAAATAATCAATTATAATTTTTTCTTATCTTATTTTTTCTTGTTTTATTTTTTCTTGTTTTATTATATTTTTTTCGAATACTTTTCATTTTATAATTTTTATTATTTATCATATTTTTTTTACCTCCAACAATATTTTTTGTAATTTTTGAAAAACTAAAATTCAAATCTCTCAATTTATCAATTAAATTAGGAACATTAATAGGAATTGTAGAATTTAAAAATAATGTTTCCATAATTATTTTTTTTATTTTTTCTAAAAAAATTTTATCTTGAGAACTTATTTTTTTTTTATCATTAACTACATCATAAAAATCTAAATAAGTTGTTAAAAATCCCCAAATATCCATATTTTTTAAATATACTTGATTTAAGTATTCTAATTTATTAAATACTCCATTTTTTGTATATTTGTATATCACTTCAGAGATATAATTTAAAATATAATTTGTTGATTTTTTATTAAATTGTCTACTTAAAATATTCATTGATGAATTAAATTTATCTATCATTCTGATAAGTATCATTAAATGTGAATTGTCTCTGTTTTTTACATAATCATTTAAAAACATAGCTGTAAATATTTTTGAATTTTTTATATTCCAATTTGGATTTTTAGAAATGAACTCACTTAATTTATCATCAAATGAAGAATTAAAAACAATAACAGATACAGGTAGATTAAACTGAATTGGACGTTTAACGTATTTAGGAATTTCTTTCATATTTTCTTTCATAAATGATAATCCCCAATCTATAATTTTAATATCTATATTTCCATCAGAAAATTTATTAGCTAACATATTTGAACTTTTTAAATCTCCATGATACACGTTATGTTGATTCATAGGAATTATTCCATTTTGTAATAAATTTATTAATGAGTTATTTAATTTTATTAAATCAATTGAATTAAAATTATTTTTTATAAATTTTTTTACATTAATTCCACCATATGGCATATTTATTGTTTTTATTTTATTTAAATTTAAATTGATATTTGATGATGTTATTCCTTCTTCAATTAAATTAGTACATTTTGTATTATAATTAATCAAATCTTCAGTTGTTAATTTAGATGGATGACATATTTTAAAATCTCCAAGTAAAAAATATTTTTCATAATTTGGAATAGATTTTAATTTTTGTTGGAATTTTTTAATTAAATTATGTTCATCATCTGAATCATTATTTAACATTAACTTACTAATAAAATTATTATTTTCTGAACCAACGGAATTCATACATTTTAATGGCGGTAAAAATATACATCCAAATCCTCCAGAATCTATAGCTTTTCCTCCATTAATTTCTCCATTAATTTCTTCATTAATTAAATTCATTATATATTATATTCATATTATTTATTGTGGTAATATATAATTATTCCTAATCCTCCTACTATGAATATACTATACAATATTTGCATTTTCCATTTTTCAAATTCTTTAAATTGAATATTTTTTTTTTTATATTTATTATAATAATTATTATAAAAATCATTTAAACTTATCTTTGGTTTTTCTATTTTTTCATTAATTTTATTATGTATAAAATGTACCCATTTAATAAATGATTTTTTTGAATCTAAATATGATGACACTGGATACAATTTTAATAATTTATCAAAATCATTTGCTATTTCTTCAACTGGTATAAATAATGGTAAATTTTGTATAAATTCATAATATTTTTTTTTAGTAACGTCATTAGGATTGTTAGGATAATTTAAAGCTAAAGTATCAATGAAAAACCAAAAATGAGGTCCCCAAACTTCAGGATCTAAAACATTCATTTAAATTTAAATAACATAAAAACAATATTTTTTAAACATATAGTTAATTCATCAATGAATAAAAATATTATTTGTAAAAATTGTAATAAACCATATCATACACTGAAACAATGTAAATATCCAATTACAAGTTATGGTATCATATTATTTCGTATTTTTAATGATGAAATACAATATTTGATGATTCGACGTAAAAATTCATTTGGTTATATTGATTTCATCAAGGGACAATATTTAGAAAATAATTTAGAATATCTACAAAAATTAATTGATGAAATGTCTCTTGAAGAAAAACAACTTATTCTGATGAATGACGATTTTAATATTCTTTGGAAAAGAATGTGGGAAGATAATTTCAAGTCTAATATTTTTAATAATTCTAAACAAAAATTTGTAAATTTAAAAACATTAGGAATTATTGAAGAATTGATTAATAATTCAAAAACTCAATGGATTGAAACTGAATGGGAGTTTCCAAAAGGACGTAGAAATTACATGGAAAAAGATTTAGAATGCGCTTTAAGAGAATTTGAAGAAGAAACAGGAATTAATTATAATAATATAATATTAATTGAAAATTTATTTCCATTTGAAGAAATTTTTGTCGGAACAAATGACAAAATTTATAAAAATAAATATTTTTTAGCTTCAATTAATTCAAATAATTCAATTAATTCAAATAATTCAATTAATTCAAATAATTCAAATAATTCAAATAATTCAAATATATATAATTTTGAAGAATTAATTCATTTTCAAATTTCCGAAGTTAGCAAAATAGAATGGAAAACATTAACTAATTGTAATAATTCTATAAGACCATATAATATAGAAAAAATTAAATTAATTAACCAAATTAATAATATCATCACACAATATCAAATTATTCCATAATATTTTATTTATAATATTATATTTTTTAATACAATATTATAATAATGAATTTTAGAGAAATAAATAGCGGATCTTCATTTGATGATAGTAATTATAATAGTGAAGAAATATCTTCAGATGAAGAAGAAAATATAAAAAAACCATTACAATTAACTAAAAAAATAGATAATATTCAGGAACTTCCTAGTAAATCAATATCTAACTTTTCACCTAGAGTTTTAAATAAACCTTCTCAAAAAAAATCGTCAAGTTCTTCTAGTAAATCATCTTCATCTATTCCATCTAAATCATATTCAAGTGAAGGAGAAATTATAACACCTGAAATAGAATCATCTTCATCAGAATCGTCATTATTTGTTCCATCTAAATCATCTTCATCTATTCCATCTAAATCATCATCAAGTGAAGGAGAAATTATAACACCTGAAATAGAATCATCTTCATCAGAATCATCTTCATCTATTCCATCTAAATCATCATCAAGTGAAGGAGAAATTATAACACCTGAAATAGAATCATCTTCATCAGAATCATCTTCATCCATTCCATCTAAATCATCATCAAGTGAAGGAGAAATTATAACACCTGAAATAGAATCATCTTCATCAAAATCATCTTTATCTATTCCATCTAAATCATCTTCATCAGAATCATCATTATTTGTTCCATCTAAATCATCTTCAAGTGAAGGAGAAATTATATCACCTGAATTTGATATTACATCATCTAGTGGAGAGGAAGATTCAATAACAAAAATATCTGAAGTTATTAATCGTGATGAAATAAAAAATGAAACATGTAAACGTTCTGATAGTAGAAAATGCTCAACAAATAAAAAAAAATTAGAAATTGAAAAACAAAATAATGAAGAATTAAGACAATTGCCTGATGATACTAATAATTTTTTATATCCATCTTTAGATGATCCTAATTTTTCTATTAAAATAGCAAAAAAAAAAGAATTCAATGATACTAAATATGATGCCATCATTGCTGATGTAAAAAGATATTCTGATAAATTAAGTAATATTGAATATGGTCTATTACCACAACAAGCTTTCGTTCGAAATTTTTTATCATTTCAAACACCTTATAATAGTTTATTATTATTTCATGGATTAGGTTCAGGAAAAACATGCTCAGCAATTGGTGTATGTGAAGAAATGAGAGAATATTTAATTCAAATGGGAATAAATAAAAAAATAATTGTGGTAGCTAGTCCAAATGTTCAAGATAATTTTAAATTACAATTATTTGATGAAAGAAAATTAAAACAAGTTGATGGAATTTGGACTATAAGTGGATGTGTAAGTAATAATTTATTAAAAGAAGTTAATGTTTCAAACACAAAAGAAATAACAAAGGAATTAATTGTTAGTTCAGTAAAAAAATTAATAAATACATACTATGAATTTTATGGATATACACAATTTTCTAATGAAATAGATAAATATATTGAGGATAAAGAAAATATGTTGAAAGATAATGAAGTAATAAAAAAATTACAAAATGCATTTTCAGATAGATTAATTGTTATTGATGAAGTTCATAATATAAGAATTGATAAAGAAACATCAAATAAAAATATTACTAAAAATTTAATGTTGTTAGTATCAATTGTAAATGGAATTCGATTATTATTATTGTCAGCAACACCAATGTTTAATAATTATACTGAAATTATTTGGTTAATTAACTTAATGAATGTGAATGATAAACGTGGAATTATACATGTAAGTGATGTTTTTAATAAAAATGGTACATTTAAAAAAGATAAATCTGGTAATGAAATTGGAAAAGAATTATTGATGAGAAAGGCAATTGGTTATATTTCTTATGTGAGAGGAGAAAATCCTTATACATTTCCTTTTCGTGTGTATCCAAATATTTTTGCTGAAGATAATACATTTTTAAGAACAGAGATGTATCCTGAATATCAATTAAATGGAAAAAAAATAGCTCAAGAAACAAAAATTAAAAAATTAAATTTATATTTAACTCAAATAGGAAAATATCAAGAATTAGGATACAGATACATAATTGATAATTTAAGAAATAAAAAAGAACAACAAAAAAAAGGATTTAAAGAAGCAAAAGCATTCGGATATTCTGATTTACAAATGCCAATTCAATCATTAAATATTGTTTATCCATATGATGGATTAGAAAACTTAGTTAAAAAAATAAAAAATATCAAATATACTGAAGATATAGAAAATATTGATGACCTTGAAAATATTGAAACATCAAAAAATACAATGATTGGAGGAGAAATAGAAAGTGATGAAGAAATTAGTTTAACAGAAAATAATTCGAGTAATGAAGAAATTAGTTCAATAGAAAATAATTCGAGTGATGAAGAAATTAGTTTAACAGAAAATAATTCGAGTAATGAAGAAATTAGTTTAACAGAAAATAATTCGAGTGATGAAGAATCTGGCTCATCAAAGATGACAGAATATGAATCAGTTAAACAATCTGTCCTAAAGGGTCCAGGAATATATAAAATAGATCCTAAAGAAATAATTGGTATACAAGGACTCAAAAGAGTAATGAAATATCAAGACACTATGAAACCATTATTTAAAGGAAATTTTAGTTATAAACGAGGATATGGAAGAATATTTCATCCTAATGAAATTGGAAAATATAGTTCAAAAATTCAATCAATATGTAATTCTATTTATGATTATAATAATGATATTGTATCTAATGGCATTATAATTATTTATTCTAATTATATTGATGGAGGCTTAGTTCCTATGGCATTAGCTCTTGAAGAAATGGGATTTACAAGATTTAATGATAAATCATTATTTGAAAATCCACCTACTCAATCAGTTGATGTAAGAACTATGAAAGCACCAACTAATAAATCTGATTTTAAACCAGCAAAATATACTATGATAACTGGTGACACTAAATTATCAAAAAATAATGATAATGACATGAAATATATAACAGCAGATGAAAATATTAATGGAGAAAATATAAAGATAGTTTTAATTTCTCAAGCAGGTTCAGAAGGTCTTGATTTTAAAGGAATTAGACAAATTCATATAATGGAACCATGGTACAATATAAATCGTTTAGAACAAATTATTGGTCGTGGTGTAAGAAATGGTTCTCATAAATTACTTCCATTTGAAGAAAGAAATGTAATGATATTTTTACATGGAACAATTCTTGGATTTAATCCTAATGAAGAATCAGCTGATTTATATATTTATCGGTCAACTGAACTTAAAGCAGTTAAAATTGGAAAAATAACAAGATTATTGAAAGAAGTATCAGTTGATTGTTTATTAAATTATGACCAATCATTATTGACAAATAAAAATTTAAATACTATAGAAGCAAATCAACATATAAAACAACAATTATCAACAAATAAAATAATCAATGATTTTCAAGTAGGTGATGTTGATAATAGTGTTACATGTGATTTCATGACATGTGAATATAAATGTACTCCAACTCCAGAAAATGAAATTACTGAAAATGATATTTTATTTGATACATACAATGAAACATTTATTAAGTCAAATACAGATAAAATTACAAATAGAATTAAACAATTAATGAGAGAAAGATTTTTTTATGAACAAGAAAATTTTATAAAAAGAATTAATTTTCCAAAAAAATATCCATTGCCACAAATATATTCAGCAATAACTCAAATGATAAATGACTCTAGTGAAATTATATTGGATAAATATGGAAGAACTGGAAATTTAATTAATTTAGGAAATTATTATTTATTTCAACCAAGTGAAATAGATTATCCTAATATATCAATTTATGAAAGAAGTGTTCCTGTTAATTTTAAACATGATAATATTAATTTTAAAATAAAAAATAAACTTGTCAAACCAGTTATTGATAAACGTGACATGTTTGAAGATGTAGAAATTGAATATGAATTTGAAGAATCTAAAGAACAATTTGAAGATGATGATTACAGAGAACAAATAAAAAAAAGTAAAATAAGTAGTAAATCACAAATTTTAAAAGAATATTTTAATATTTATAAAATTTGGGTTGATGATTCAATTAAAATAGAAAATATTAAAACTCAACAAGAAGTAATTCATAATTTTATATTTAAATATATGATAAAAGATAATACAATTATAAAATTAAATGATAAAAATGCAAGAAAAATATTAGTGTCTGAACTAATGGTTCATAAATTATTTGATATATTAAATTTAGAAGAAAAAATAAATATAATGAATGCTTTAGAAATAGATTTATCTGATAGAGATTTAGAAAATGAATTGTATGTTTTTTTTATAAATTCATTAAAAGAATATTTAAATAGTAAAATTATTAATGAACGTGGAATTATAGGAATAATGTTTTCAATCGGAAAAAATAAGGCAACAGATTTAAATTATTATGTGAAAAATAAAAATAATATTTGGGAAGAAGCACAACCACAAGATAAAAAAATAATAAATAATTCACAATTATATAAATCATATGAAATAAAAGCATTCAATTTAGATGAATATTTAGGATTTATAGGAATACAAAAAAATAAAAAAGATTCTTATGTATTTAAATTAAAAAAAAATAAAACATTAGAAGGAAAAAATAAAGTTAGTAAAGGATTTGTTTGTGAGAGTACTAACAAACAAGAATTATTAAACAATGTTATTTCAAAATTTAATGTAAATTTAGATGGAACCCCAAAAATTAATGATAAAAATAAAAGACAATATCAACCTGCTGATTTATGTATTTTAACTGAATTAACATATCGTTATTATCAAATAATAAAATATGAAAATAAATTATGGTTTGTTTCAACTGAATTTGCTACAATTAATAATTTTGAAGAAAAAGAAAAATAAAATAAAAAAATAAAAAAAAAATAAAAAAAA